AGATAAGATGAGCAAGATTCGAATATTTAATGTGTTCGAACCTTGCTCCCGATGGTTCAATACTGGAATCGTAAATCATCAGATATTCAAATAATTCTGGATCTAATGTTTCCAGTTCTGATGGACTCAATCCACGTTTGTTAATTAGTTTCAGGGTAAACATCAAACGTGGATTGCTTCTTATTTTTTTTCGATCTGATCCTGAACTTGTGGTTCGTCTGCTTTAGGCCACAATTTCATTACTTCATTGTTAATTTCAGCGACGATAAGAGCATCAATATAATTAACGTTAATTTTACCGTCTTCGTCCACATCAGAGAAAATAGGCTGACCATCTTCATTACTGACGGTATAGAGTAAAGTACTTTTAGCATCAATGCACTTTTCGAAATTGCTGATAGCTGGTCGATGAATATGAAGTACTGCACCGTTCTTTAGGGTAACTTCGTGAAGTTCAGGTTTCAGGGCTGCAAATAGAGTATGAATATCCATTATGGCAGTAACCCCTGTGCTACTGCTGCACCGTCACAGGCGAAATTGAGAGTCATATTCACGACTTTGTCACGATCAGATTCAATCTTTTTCTCACTGATGAAACCGTTATATACGACGTATGACCCTGCTGTTTTTGTAGCGTCTGTGAAATAACTGAACTTCAACTGAATGCGAGTACCGTTCTCAAAGGCGGTAACAAGCTGTTGATGTACTGTGTTATCTGGCATCCAGTTGACCTGTAATGTTACGTCTGCGTTTGTTTTACTACCTACCAGTTTACGGTTATATGAGCTATTAAAACTCACTACCTCAATTACAGTTGCGGTGCTCCCTGTGCCTGGAAAAGCGGCAACCTCAGGAATTGATGTAAATGACGTTGCTACAGTCGGTCCGGCAGTACCGATACCTACTGTAATATTTGAACCTGTAAAAACGTCCATTGGAGTTGGCATAATGATGTCCTTATCATAGAGTTCAGTACTGGCATCCTTACCAGTACTGAATTGTTGTTTTCTTCTTATTTATTTAGTGCTGCAATCATTGCACGTAATTCAGCAATTTCATTTGCCATCGCTTCAATTTTTGCAATTGAATGATTTAGTGCAAGTGCCGTATCCATCATAATGACGTTATTATCGAGTGCCAGCGTATCATCTTTATCACAACGATTTCCTTCATCATCATATTCTGGTGCGGCTGGAACCAGTTTAACGTACTCGCTATCAATATCGCGTAATGCGTCCTGTGCAATAATACCACGGCGTTCACGCTCCATCGGATCAAAGTTATATACGAAAGTACATGGCTTCAGCTTTTTGATATTTTCATAGGATGCTTTACCGTCATCATAATTAATATCATGTTTCAATGTTGCGTCAGAAGTTGCTGCTTTCTGGAATGTGTAATTGCCACCAAAGCCACCATCGCCACTCGCCGAAGTAACCAGATCCCCCTGAACGGGCGTAAAGTACCAATATCGCGTTTTGGCACCATTATCCCCAAACTGGGTCATTGCGGTATTACCCCAGCTCGCCGTACCATTACCGACATTCCCCCACATTGTTCGAAGGTTATAGCCCCCGCCGTGCTGATACCCCCATGAAATCCCCGCTATAGCACCATTCCCCGGAGTGTCTATTGCTGTATCCGCGAAATAGGCGGCATAGTGGGGCTGGGCTGAGTTCCACCACGAGTTCACAGCAGGACTGCCCATAAACATACGTCCCGAAATTTGCACGTTGCCGTTGGACATAAAATCAAAATATCGTGATTGTGTCGTATCGGTTCCACCACCTGTCTGGTTCACAAACAGACGAGCTATAGAGTAATCCCACTCAATACGTTTAATTGATTGCAAATAAGCGGATGTTTTTTCAACACCATTTACTGTGTACAGTGATTTTAATCGACCACCATAAACAGTACTGCCAGTACCCGGTAAGGTTGCATCATTATCTGTAGCTGTAAGATGTGATGTAGTAAGGTCGCCTGTACTGGATAACGTCATAGCATCAGTAGTATCAGTTGTTCCGGTTGCAATCCTGTATGTCGTTCCCTGAACAGTTTCATGGAATGTAGCATCACCTGTACCACCACGGAATTTACGCAGATATGATTTATTACCTGCCGCACCGGAACTTAACGCAGTATAACAATATGTCGTCTGTGTAACCCCGTCCTGAATAATACTGTTACTTGTGGTCAGAGTACCTGTAACTGCTAAAGTACTTGATACACCTACTGCACCAGAGAATGTACCACCAGATTTAGGCATACCACCGAGAGTACTCAACGCTGCACTTGCTGAGGTGCTACCAGTACCCCCCTGGGAAATACTGAGAGCAGTAGTCAATCCAGTTAGACTTGTAATATCACTATTTGCTCCAGAGGATGCACTACCTGAAACATCGGTGTTCGTAAGTACTATATTACTTGTTAGAGATTTACCATTAATTGTTAATGATGTTGGTACTGTGCCTGCGATATCTGATTGAGCTAAAACGATATCACTGGAAAGCACTTTGTTGTTAACTTTTCGCGTTTGGGGTACTAACGGTATTGTTAACCCGGTAAGGGATTTAATAGTACTGTTCACACCGTTAATATCGGTGTATGCATACATCCCCCATGCACCCCATGAAATAACACCTGAACCGTTTGAATACCCGGTGCGTGTATACAAGTCGTTCGTGTTATACCTGTAGTACATTTGCGTACAGCTTTTAACGTGAGTTGCCGAGTTTTGTAGTACTACTAATGTTCCCGCAAATTGTACTGGATAATTCAGTACTGATGTTGCATTGGAATTTAGCGTTTGCTGATAATAACCTTGCAGTGTCCCATCTAAATCGTTCAGGTCAGTACCTACTGGGATAATTCCACGACTAGGTAATGCACCTACATCATCTGCATTTAACGTGATGTCACTGGCTAATGAAATCCCATTTAATTTACGGGTATTAGGTACTGCTGACACGTCATCGGCATCTAATACGATATTTGCAGAAAGCGGTTTCGAGTTCACTGTTACAGTTTTCGCTACCCCGCCGAGGTTTGAGAGTGCAGTACTTGCTACGGTTGAGCCAGTACCGCCTTGTGATACTGAAAGTGCTGTTGTTAGTCCGGTTAGAGACTTGATAGTACTGTTCACACCTGCACTGTTGATATTTGCAGTACGAACCCATGCAGACCAGGTTACAACACCACTGCTATTACCTGTGCCAGTCCTGTTCCAGATGTCATCACTACTGGCAGGGTAATAAACCTGAGTACAACTGTTCGCGTGAGTTACGCCACTCTTCAGAACAAACAATGTACCACCTACGGCAACCGGATAACCTAAAGCCGTTGTTGCGTTAGCAGTTACTGGTTGCTCATATAATCCAAATACAGACCCGTTCAGAGTATTCAGGTTCGTGCCTGCCACGATGGTTCCGTAGTACGGCATTGCTGATACATCCAGGGCACCCAGTACTAAATCATCGCTGAGTACTTGCCCGTTGATCGTTCTTGTCGTTGGTACTGCTGATACGTCTGCTGCGTTCAGAACAATGTTGGTACTTAAAGGCTTAGAGTTCACGGTTACGGTTTTAGCAACACCGCCCAGGTTACTGAGTGCAGTTGCAGCAACGTTTGACCCAGTACCGCCCTGTGCGACACTAAGTGCAGTGGTTAAGCCCGTGATACTTGTAATATCTGAGTTAGCACCTGATTTAGCACTACCGGAAATGTCAGTATTTGAAAGTACTACGTTTGATGAAAGTGGCTTTCCGTTAACAGTGGTTGTTTGTGGAACACCATTAAGGTTTTGCAGTGCCTGTGTATTCGTAACTGCCCCAGTACCACCAGAACTGATCGGTAATGCAGTACTCAACGTTGCAGATGAAGCGTTAAGACCACCAGTAATCGTCAGGTTGCCAGTACTGGAAAGTGTCAGAGCATCAGAACTATCAGTACTGGCACCTGTTGCTAATCGGTAATTTCCTGCCTGTACGGTTTCATGGAAGATTGTATCCCCATTACCGCCACGCATTTTACGCAAATAAGATTTAGTACCTGCTGCGGCTGCGGATAGTGATGTATGACCATAAGTTGCTGCTGCAACACCGTCCTGATTAATTGCCCCGTTGACAGTTGCTCCACCAGTTAAAGTACTGGCACCTGTCACGGCTAAAGTACTGGATAGTGATAATGTTGTTCCTGACAGGCCACCTGTCAGAGTACCGCCCGTCTTTGGTAGACCATTCAGGTTACTGAGTGCTGTTGCGGCTACAGAACTACCAGTACCACCATTTGATACAGGCAGGATTCCTGAAACGCCCTGTGTTGCACCTGCGTTAAGTACTGGTTTATTAGCTGTGCTGTATACCTGATCGTATACGGTACTATCAGTATTCTTAATGTACAGACGTGGAGTACCTGATTCAGTAACGACCATCTGTGCTTTACTCATACCACCACCATCTACAAGGCCAACACCAAGTAGATCAACACCGCCAGGATTCATCGTATTTGTAACTGGTACTTTAATGAATGAATTACCACCGTCTGATTCATAATGCGGTACGGTAATACCATCAGCACCTACCCCAAAATTACCCAGTACTAATGGGAATTGATCATCAATCGTTCCCTGACGAACGATAGAATCAGGAGTAAAAGTCCAGGTACGCCCGTATACTTTATTAATGTCTGCGTCATCCTTTTGTGCAGTAATACGCCCATTAAGAATAATGTAGTTCTGGCGTAGTGATGTCTGACTTTCATAAAGACTGAACTTCAACTGAAATGAACGATTTACAGCGTATGCATTGCTGAGGAACATATGACCTGTATTTGTTGGTACATAATTTACTACAATGCTGATGTTACTGATTTTAAGACCACCAGTGATGATGCTAGTAAATTCCTGATCATATGTTTCTATTGTTTGTGTGGTACTGTTGATTTTAACTTCTGGAAATGCAGCCAGATTATCAATAATCGTATATACTGCTGTTGGGTAGTAGTTATTGATGTCAGTACTGTAAGATAGCAACGTCCTGTTGCCTAAAAAGATTCCTGCCATTATTGTTATTCTCCATTATTTGTAGTACGTGCGATGTAATTAATCTGGCACGTTGTCATAATGGTATTTATGGCTGTATCCGGGTCGGTATCATCGACTACTGAGAGTAATTTTAATGAACTAACATTAATGCCCTTCTCTAACAGGCCAGCAACTAATTCAGTACTGAATAATACTGAATGTACTTTATCCATTGTTTGTTGTGCTTTTGATTCACTCTGCGATGTAACCAGCACATCCATTGTCATCATTACAGAATGTCTAGTACTGTATTCCAGTTGTTCGTATTGTTCGGTTACATTGCTGATCATCAGTATGTAATCACTGGATGTCTGAATATTTGCTTTGGTAGCTTTACGTACTTTAAGTCCTACAGAAACAAAAAGGTCTGACACATGATTTTTAATGATTGAAACATTCATGTAATCAGACCTCTCTGTAGTAAACGTTACATAAGCCTGACAAATCATCAATGATGTTATAAATCTCGTATTGAACATTATTCAGTACAAAAGAATCATCATAAGCGATTTGATCACGGCGGCATGTAAAATAATTTTCTGTTGTTTGTATAAGTCCTTCGGTAGTTTGAATTGCTATTTCGGACTGTTCGAAAATGGCAGTAATAGTACTGCCATTGTCTAAAGCTAGGGGTTCGCCAAAACTGTTAATCAGAGCATCCATACTTTGCGTATTAAATGCTCTCATCGGATTAGGCCAGTTTGATGATACGGAAGGCTTCAGGCACCAGTACTGCGAAATCCAGATCTGCCCACACGCGAGCGATTACAGAACCGCGATTACGGTTAGTGGTATCGTCCATATCCAGCTCCAGAGAGTCACCCCACTGTGCAATAGCCAGTTTGGAGAAGTCACCGAGAATAATGAAGTCCTGACCAGCCAGTACTTTAGAGTCATAGGCAGGTACACCACATAAATCACCTTCATCGAACAGGTAAACACCTGAGGTATTCTGGCCGCGAAGGGTCGAACGCAGAGTAGCTTTGGTCTGTGGAGACATTACAGCGGAGATAGAACCGAAAGATACGCCAGCGTCACCGAGTACACCCTGGGCTTCTACGATGCCTGCGTAAGTGTAGGAGTCTACAGTTTCGACTTTACCCGCTGCTACTACTGCATCTACGATGCCTTTCAGGATCAGGGCTTCCAGACGTTCAGCAGAACCGGCAACAATGGCCTGGCTAACAATCTGTTCTACTTGTGGGCAGGATTTAACTACGCTGCGTGACAGTGGTACAGAACCAGTGAAGGTCTTAGGCTTCAGTACTACAGATTCGAAATTAGCATCAACTTCTGGTGATACACCGTTTTCAGAAATAAAACCGAAACCTGCGGTGAAATCACCAGCCAGTTTAGGGACTGCAATTTCAGAGGTGAGTCCGGTATACATCTGTACTGGGAAATTCTTAAGAACAGATTCAGCACGCAGAATATCTACGAATGAACCGTACAGTACATCAGTATGAATGACATCTTTTACGGTAGTTGTGGTTGCACCAGCACGTACAGCCTGTGCAAAATCAGCGTTAGCAACTACTGCACCGTTTTTGCCGGATGGCAGAGATTTGTCACCGTCCATAATGGAACGGATCAGAGTGTTTAGAGAGAATTCCATTTTATCGTCCTTGATAATGGGTTTATTTTTAATTTGCTGGCGAAACGCATCAATGCTTACGCCTGATTCGATTGCTGAATTCGTAATTTCAGAGTGGATATTGAATGCACGCGAGATTGCGGTAATTTCGGCAATACGTTTTTGATCTTCTTCAGCCTGTTCTTCTTGTTCTTCCTGAACCTGTTCCTGAACGGCTGAATCATCATTTTGTTCTTCTGGTTCTGGCTGCTCGCCATCACCAATACTTTCACTGTTATTTATCGTTTCCGTTTCGGTAATGATTTCGGGATTAAACTCAGAAGTATTAGCAATACTTTCAGTATTTTCATCGGGTTCATTTTCAGTTTCCTCGTTTCGTTCCTCTTGTTCGGCTGGCTGCTCGTCGTTATTTTCGGGTTCAGGTACTTCTGGTTCCTGCTCTTCTTCAAGAGAACGCCCTACTCCGACTAGATCGTCAGCGGGTACTGAAACCATGCTAATTTCGTATGGTTCCCATTTGGTAACTAGGAGGTTGTCACCTTCAATTCGATAATCGAGAATGGAATAACCAACTGAAACTTTGCTTAAAGTACTTTCACGTACCATTTCGAACTTTTCAGCACCCATACCAACTGAACTGAAACGCACTAATGCACGGCCTACATGGTCAGCATCAATACTGGCTGACTCAATAACGCCGATATGATTATCAAAGTTGTGGTTATAAAGCAGAGCGGCCTTATTCTGTAGTCGTTCTAGATTGACGTTCTCAGGGTTATGCAGAAGAATTTCGTTATATTCCTGACCACCGATAGTACGTACTACTGGATTTTCAGAACTGAAAGCTAACAGTACTGTACGGTCGTTATTATCAGAGAGTACGTCACTCGTTAGCGTCATCTCCCGTTTCTGGTTTTTGTTGAATTTCATTTGAACTTTCCTTGTTCATTGTTGCTGTTTTATTTATCTCCATCTCTGCTTCACGCTGTAACTCCTCAAACACGTGCATTGGCTCCATGCCTAAATCACGAATAATTTGAGACTTCGATTTAACGCCCATATCTAAAAGCGTCTGCTCGAATTGAGCATCTTTATTAGGATCGAGACTTACCTGTTTAACAGTGATGAATGTACTGTTAGCGATGTTCTCAAAGTTGGTGAAACTCAGTTCCTTAAGTTCAGTAACCATGATTCTTTTAATAAACTCACGATAGATAGGCTTGAGTACTTTAGAAATAAGGAGATTTGAACGAGTCTTGAACCCTTCACGGCTAATTCTGTCTGCCATCTTCGCAGCACTGAATGACGCATTTTGTGTGTCACCAGTTAGCATCGACTTTGGTACGGATAAGCCAGTTGAAATTGTCGTAAGTACTGCATCACTGAACTCTGTGATTTTGTCAGTACCTGCCTGCGGGTTAAGAGTCTGGATCTGCTGCCCTGGGGCTAGTTCTTTAATACTGCCCGGTTCAAAGTACTCTACAAATTCACGTTCTGGATTTTCACCGTCTAAGAGTTCATCCTGATTGTTGTCAGTATTGGTAATGAACCCCATAGCCGAACTTGCGATCTTTTTCTGTAGTACTGCCGCTTCGTTATAGCTATTAAAGTCCTCCAGGGTTTTCATTACTGCAATACAGTCCGGGAAACCTCGTTCCTGTCCTGGGAATTCTGGAATGAAATAATGCAGTACTTCACTGGCTGGTACACGTTGAGTACTGTTGGTCTGAATCGTGTAATTAAGCGGGTTAATATCGGCTACGTGATAGGCCAGTACTCGACCGTGCTGATCACGCTCTATCCCATTACTGATGTACGAACCATTTTTCAGTAGCTCGTTTTTAGTACTGGGAATACGACTAGCATCGATAATCGATACCTGTAGTTCATCACCGTCTGTATGCAATCGAACAAAACATTCACCATCGGTAGCTCTTGCACGCTCTACCAGTTGTTGAAAGATGTCGAATGACAGAGAACCATCAGTACTAAAGCGGTTTGCATCTGATGCCCACTCGTAAAACAGCTTGTCTAAACGGTCTGCCAGTACTGGATCGGTTTGACCATCTAGACCAGACGGTGCGGGACGAATTGTTATACCGTCTGCACCCGCAACGGTTGAAGAACTCAGTGACACGTATCGACGTGCATACGGGTTTTGCAGTACCAGTGAACGGCTTGCATCACGTAACGATGTTAGAGACTGTCTCAGTACTGCATTGATGTTGACGTTCTGAACACCAGTACCGTGAGTACCGATAATCTTTGTCGGTAATCCAGTTAATGAACGGGTTTGGGGTTTGAATTCAGTACTGGTAGGTTGATATTTGCGGGTTTGTTTAGCTGGTTTAGGGGCTGGTACTGCTGGTTCAATTTGCCGTTTGTTAAAAGGCCACATTCCGTGTGAACTCCTGTTATTAGCGGCAATGAATAGTACTTTTAAAGAACGTATTGCTGCTTGTTTTGTTTAGTTTTTTCTTGAGGTCATTGACCTGTTTAGTAATACCATTTCTCAGACTGGTCAAAGTATTAAGATCTTCTTTTACGAGAGTCTTGTTGTTTATAGTCAGAGTACTGGTATCGCCGTTAATACGTGCTGTAATGACTTTATTAATGTCATCAAGCTGTGATTGCAGTTCTGTTAATCGGTCTGTCTGTGCCATTGGGTCAATGACGGTTACAGTACTAATATGAATACTCAGCTCACCATTGTTGTTATATACGACTGAGTAATAACCCGGCTTCCATTGTGAGGAATCGATAGTTACCGTTTCAGTATCGTTCTCTGTGTTGTGTGTGAATAACGTATCAGTACTGTTTCCGATTTTTAATGTTGTATTAGGCTGTAGTACTTCGTGAAGTACTTCACCGATATAGATTTTATCTTTCATGTTTATTTATCCTTAGCCGAACCATGATTTACCAATACTTTTGGCTTTTGGTTTAGTGTATTTATTGTTTTGTTCGGAAGGTTGTTTGACGGGTTGTGATTGTTCAGTACTGGTAGTTTCGGTACGTTTGCTACTGCGATATTCACGCAGTTTCTTGAACGGTTGACCGCCTAGTTTACTCAGAGCCAGTTTCATCATGCAGAGGCTGTAGACCAGCGTATCAAGTGCCTCATTACGACGGCCTGTGATCTGCTTCCATCGAACACCACTACCCGAACGTTCTAGGTTTTCTGCTGTGACCTGTTCGAAATAGTCATCAGGCAAATCGTGTGCAAAATGTATGGTTAACGGTGCATCCGTTTTATCTGCTACTGCGTTGTTTAGCAGGCTACGTACCCAAGTCTTACCCTCGTGTACGTTCAGCATGTAGAACTGACGGCCTTCTGAGGTACTGCGTTTGAACAAGTCACCTTTGGTATTCGAGCTGCCTTTAATCATTTCGAACTTCTTATACTGCTGACAGAAACTGTGTACCGTCTGCATCGCTCTACCGTTACCACCGTCAACAGCTACTTTCAGTACTGGCAAATCACGCCCGGATACTGTTTTGAAACGTTGATTACAGAATGTCGCAAGGTCGGTATAAGCCTTTGCCCCTTTGATTTCACAGTTTGGACTGTAGAAATAACGATGTCCGAGAACGAATAGTTCTGTTTCGTTGAAACCTAATACAGTTGCTTCAAGTCGGTCTAATTGCTGGTCACAACCTACGACAATTCCCAGTACTGAATCTGGTATATTCTTTAAATCGAATGAGTCATCACGTAAGTTCTCTAATGCTAGATCGTCAATTTCTTCCTGAAGGTCTGAGTAATGAAGTCCGAGTACTGTATTGTAAAATGACTGGTAGTTGTACTCGAACCAGGCTAGTTCAAACTCTTTTGCAATAGCCTGAATAGTACTATTAGGACTGTATAGGCGGTTAATATAGAATCCTGCTGTGTCCGTTACAGATGGGTTTTGGGCAATCCAACGTCCACCAGCTACCATCTTAATACGCTGTGATTCTGTTATTTCACTGTTGCATTCTGGGCAGTGTAATTTTGCAGTACTGGAATCTGGAATATCTCGCTTGCCGTTCTTCTTCCAATCGAATTTTACGTTTTCCCATTTCAACGTGTGTTCATGCTGGCAGTGTATGCACTTAACAAAGTATTCTCGTTGGTCTGAGTTCTGATATTCAACATCTATTGCATCGCCACTGAATGTAGGTGTTGAACTTATGAGGATTTTGGCTTCTTGTCCGAAATCAGTTGCACGTTGTTCTGCAAGACGTATCGGATTACCTTCTGGGGAGTTCTGGTCTATTGCCGAGACTTCATCAAGTATAATTCTCTTAAGTGTTTTACCGCGTAGAGCTTTAGCCGATCCGAGAGTCATGAAGTACAAGAAAGAACCGTCTTTTAGTTCTGTCTGCTGTTGGTTATTTGCTTTCGTCTTGTCGTTCTTGTCTGTTACTAATTCTTGAAGTACTGGTACTTGTTCTATAGTCTTGTCAATCTTCGCTGACTTCCACTGTTTTAATTCTGACAATGAACTTTGGGCAATGCCAATATTAGAACTATCAGTAGCCATCCAATAGAACAGTGCTGAGTTCAGTAGTGTAGTTTTTGCAATCTGTGCCGATGTTTTATAGACAACTTTTCGGTACTGGTCAGACTCAATAATATCTAGCATTTCTTTCTGAAATGAATATAGCTTTAACTTCTGTCCGGCTGCTGCACCATCAGGGAGTACTAAATGAGTCTCAGCCCACTCACTGGGCTTTAACTTCTGTGGAGGTTTGATTATTGGTACTGCGTTTTTCAGTACTGTTATTGTCTTGTTCATTTTCGGCATCCTTGCCTTGCGTTCCTTGTTCGTCCTCTTCTGGTACTTCAAACTTCATGTCGCCAATTGAATGCAGCATTTCATCAATACGTTGCTGTAGTACTCGTTTAACTTTCAGTACTGAATCTTGTTCGAAAACTTCATGTTGAATTTTGTTCGGTAGTGAGCGGATATAATCACGCAACGTTTTAAAGTACTGGGTAAGTTCTCTGTGAACTTCATCGGCTTCGATTAGTTGATCCAATTTTAACTTTACTTCGGCTTCGGCTAAATCTGCCTCTGCCTGCATTTTGCGTAGTCGTGCCTGGTCGATTTTGTCTCGTACATCACCATCACGTAGCGGCGTTAAAATGTTGTCTACGATCCATGCACGTGCATTCTCTTCTGTGTCTGTAGGCATCCCGCGTTTCTGCCATGCCAGTACAGTACTGTGTTCGTAACCGTAATCACGGCCTAGTTTTCTAATTGAAATTGAGGTGGACATAATATTTCCCTGACTGTTGTTCTTATATTTATCAGGGTTCAGTACTGTATCTGGTGCTTTGACATCTGGTGAGAGTAAGTGTCTCAACGGTCTATCAGTATTATAAGGATCACTATCGACCGTTGTGACACTTGCCATTACTGAACATCAAAATGACGAATGGATTCAGTACTGGATATTTTGCGGTGTGGTTCGTTGATCAAAAATTACACATACGTAAAAAAGAACTCGCTGCCGAACACTGCCGAGGCTGCCCCACTCAGGAGTACCTTTTAATGCTTCTGTATCGCTCTGTATGGGTCTGTACTGAATTAAACGCGTCCGTGCGTTAATATTTCTAGCGTTGTTTATGAAGTGATACAGGCTGTTCTGAGAGGTGTTCTAAATAGTAATCACGAATTGCTATAACTTCTTCTTTATAGAACGTATGGTTAACACCGGAATACAGTTCTTCTACAGTTTGCCAGTACTCAACATTCATAAAGTCTTCTGCAACAGTCAGTAATAGGCAACATGCCCTGCCCAATTCTTTAGCGGTTGCTTCTTCCGACCCCTGTTCAAACTTCGAAATTAGTTCTAAAGCGTTGTGTGTCAGCTTGATACTTTCATCAGCAGACAATGATTCAAATACGAGTGTATCGTCTGCAATGCTTTGTACGATTTTCATACACTTCCCGGTCTTATTGTTTTAAGTCGGGGTAGTCTGGATCTTCTTATCCTTCCCTGCAATACTGTATGCATATACAGTAAAGTGGAGGGCTAAATTATGAGCAAAGATGGCTTTGATCCGTCGATCACCAGTGGCATACAGCGGTTCGTTCATCTAGGTAAATGGGCAACAGTATGTTACTGGGGTTCAGCTTTGGAAGAGTTCAGGATAGGTGATAAGGTCTTTTTCCAGAACGAGCATAGGCAGTACTGGTTAGGTCAGATTCAACCTGAATGCTTTGTACTGCTCTACCCTGAACCTCTACCACGAGTACTGGATGGTTTGAGCTATCTGAACTCTGTACACCGTATGCACCAGATGCATGACGAGGAGGATTGGTTCTGCGACCAGGGTGAACTGCCCTTCTGATTGAATATCACGGTTCAGTACTGTTCAGCAGTGCCAGCGGTAATCGGGGCAATAGAGCAATACCAGGCCCTGCATGAAGTTCTGTTGTTCAGGTTCGGGATGGCTAAAGTTGATATGGAGTATTTCGCTATATTCGTCGTACTTCATATCTAGCTTGATCAGTGGCTCTGTATCGATGACGGCTAGTAGTTCCTGAACCATTTCAAAATACAGTTCAGTACTGCCATATAGCGGAAGATGGATTGATGTTCTCATAGGGTAATTACTCATGTGTGTTTGAGTATTTACCTTCCATGAATTGTTGGTATGACCGTTAAGATTATTGCAGCCAGTACTGAATGAGGATGACAGATTAGGGTTCAGTACTGGCATGATTGAGTTCTACAGTGGCAGTACTTTTACATGGAGTCCACTTCGACACTCACCCGCTTACCGCCCTGATAACGTATCAAGAAATGGTACGCCTTATCGCATGTGACGTTCGCAGTTGTACCGCTTGAGAACCAACTGGTTTCAGTCTTGATGCTGTCTACCTGGTCGCACTGATAGCCAGAGAGTACAATGTCACGCTGTGCTTCATCTTTCAGAGCTTTGTCATCAGCGGCAAAAGCTATGATAGAAACCAAAAGTAAACCTAACCCACTCATTTTTATCATTAAAATTCTCCAGCATCCCGTAGTTGCTTATCCGTTGCAAAAAAGTTTACAACTTTATCGATCGGTCAAATCTTTCATAACAGTGTATTCAATAGGTGGATTCGATCAATATTTAAGATACTTCCTCTACCAACTTTGGTAGTTAAGGCATAGTGATAAAGCAAGTTTTTCGCTAGAACGGTGTTCTGGTATCGCTTGGGGTAGATTTCGGAAGAATGGCTTGATGCAGAGCGTCGTATACAACTGGTACACAAATCGTTTATAACTGGTTTTATCCCACTATGTTTAGTAGGGGTTAACAATCCATCACCACAGCTTAAATCAAGATGGCATAATTTTGGCGGGGATTTGCAGTGCTAGTAATTCAAATTATTCAAATTGAAACTAATAATCAGACATTGAATAGCAGGGTATACATATGGAAATCATCGGCTTATTAATTTTAGCATGGTTAGGTTATGTAATTTTTGGCGGTTACAACAAGGCAAAAACACGCAGATATCATGCAGTTGTAGCTCGGGCAAAGAGAGGCTTAACGGAAACTAAAGATCTTTATCGCCCAACCTGGAGCAATAACGAGGATAAACGGAATGAGTTTATCGGAGTGGTGCGAACTCTCAGTTACAAACAGGGAGTACCAGTTAGTTATTTAGACCAAATTTTCCGAAGCGAGGAGTTTTCCCGTGTAGTAATGAAGTTTACCGCCCTGCTAGAAAACAATAACTTGAGTTTTACATCTCAAAAAACTGCGGTGAGTGAGCTTATCAGGGATATGTGGAAAGATGGTGTAGAAATGCCACCATCAAATACTAGATTACAGCAGATTATCAGTTTCCTCGATTCCAAAATTCCTAATAATTTTTCTGCCGGAGCTGTCGCAACGCGATTATACTTGGATGCGAACTTCATACACGCCGTAGATATGTTTAATAACCCTAATGCGGTGTCTTTTGAAAAGAAATATGGTCATGACATTTCAAGTGAAGCTAAGGCATTCTTTGATAAAATTGATGTTACGAATGGTGCTCAGTATATGGAGTTAAATTACCAAAGTCATACTGTTAATCTTACCGAAATTAGTAGATTTATCTCTTCTTTCAGTAACAAAAAATCTTCAGACGAACTTTTACTGAAGCTGTGGGCCGCTGAACATCTTATTGAAAAATGGAAACTCAGCTAATATCGTTAACGTTTTTCGGTAGTATTCAGTACTGTCAGTATGTGGCAGTACTGAACCATCCTTAACACCTTACAATGGTTCAGTACTTGATCTATATCACATTTCATCCCAAATAATAGGTACGCTTTAAGGAAAAAAGCCCTCATTTTTAGTAGGTTAGGAATAGTTATACGGTGCAGTACTATATACCTCCCATTTTGCCGTACAAATGGTTCTCTTCATTTAGTTGTCCATGCATATATATAAAAATCTTTAATGGTTTTGTAACTCTAAAAATGATGGAATAGAAATGAATCGGTTAACAATTTTTTTATTATCTGCCGTTGTAAGTTCAGCAGCACAGGCTGAATGTACTGGCAATTACAATCACAGCATATGTACATTTGATAATGGTGATACTCACACTATCACTAGAACTCTGAGTTCAAGCGGGGAAGAAATCACAGAGATAAAAGGACGCAACAAAATATCTGGGGCGACATGGGAAGAACGTACTAGAGTTTGGGGGGATGACACCATAACTAGGGGTACAGCAGCAAATGGTGCCCGTTGGCGGCAATCTAAGCATAAATTAGCGAACGGTGAATATGAGATTTCCGGTGTTGATATGAACGGCAACCTGTATAAGTACAATTGTACTGCATCGGATTGCAATGACAGTTATTAGTACTTAGTTCCCTACCAGTACTGAACCCTATAACAAACCCCAAAATTGTTCAG